CCAGGATCTCCACGCCGTTCAGGCGGCACATTTTCACGTGCCGGATCTGGTCTTCGCGCTCGATGCGATCGCCGTTCTCATCGACGGCGAACTGGATGCCCGGCGGAAGGTCCGCCGGGAGATCCTCGAGGTACTCATTCGTGACGGCGCCATCAGGCCACTGGATGCCCACCAGTGTCTTGGTTTCGATCTCCAGATACCAGTAGCGGGCCACCAGCACGCCGTCGTCGCCGATCCAGTCCGGGGCAGGGTTAGTACAGCCCTGGTAGAAGTTCATCTTCGCGACTTCGGTGTCGCCGAACTCGTCCTTATACTCGTCCTTCGAGATCCACTCCAATTCAAAGCCATACTTCGCGTCGGACTTGTCTGCCTCTTTCGCATACGGGTCCATCAGGATGCTGAACGGGTTAAGTACGCGCTCGATCCGGATCTCCTGGTCGAACGTCTTGTTGCCGCAGTAGCGAGTGGTGACCTTGAAGTACCCGAAGCCGCCCTTCGTCGACTGATCGAGCGAAGTCTCGTAAACCTGATCGGCTTTCGAGGCGTACTGGATGTGCCGGATCATGCCTTCGATGACCTTGGCCGTCTTCGGGTCGCTCTGCGAATCGACCGGCAGCGCCTCGAGGTCAGGCTTGTTCATGCGCGCCTGGTTCGCGACCTGGTTGATCGGGCCGGTGAGCTTGTTGAACGTGAGGCAGGGGCGCTTGCCGGCCTGGCCCATCGCGTTGCGCCGCTGGACGTCGTCGGCGTCCCACTGCTCGCCGGCCGCAAATTGCAGATCGATCTTCGCCTCTTTGCGGATCTCGCGCTCGGCTTCCTCGGCGAGCTTGTAGCGCGCGCGTGCCGTCGCGATGAGGTCTTTTTCGGACTTACTCGCCATTTCCGTTTGTTATGATGCGAACGCAACTATGCAACACGACCGAGATCTGGACGCAGTGTTCGACAAATACCAGCGAGACATGGACGCAGCGTTCGCTGAGTACGAGCAAAAGGTGTCCGCAGCCATCGACGAGCACGCGCGCAAGAAACGGTGGATCAATTCTGTGTTCAATCGGATAACCTGGATACTCGCCGTCGTCAGCGTCTTGTCGTTCGCCGCTTACTTGCTAATCTCGCGGTCACTGTCTGGTTAAGCCGTGAATCCCTCGCCTCAAAGGCCTCTTCCGCTATCAGGTCGCGCGCGCCGAGCAAGCGCTGGCCTTCCGGCGTGTTCAGCGGAATGTCGAGTTCATCCATCTCACGACTCGGTTTCGAGAAACTCTTCGATCGCCTGCTGGATCTTGCCGGCCAGCCGGCTCACCTGTTCCTGGCCGGGCTTGGTGATGTCAGTGGTCAGGAAGTAGCGCGCCAACTCTTCACACTTGGGATCGTAAGAGACTTTCACTTGCCTCACCCCATCCATGACCCGCCGCCCCCGAACCCGCGCCCGAGTTCCTGCGCCGCGGCCGGCGCCACCGGCGGCACAAAGGCGGCAAACGTGAGGGCCAGTGCGTCACCGTAGTCCGGTGACGCGATCCCTCGCTTCACCATGTCCTGCTTGCTCTCGATCACGAGCTGCTCGCTCTTGTTCAAGTGGTAGCCCGGGCCGGTGAGGTCTGTCTCCAAAATGTTGTCGCCGGGAATCGCGCCCTTCAGGAGCCACTCTTTCATCCGGCTCCACATGTACGCGCGCATGTTGGCCTGGTGGCGATCGTGAGAAGGCGCACCGAAGTTAACCTCCATGACGTTGTCGTAGTTCATCGCGCGCAGCCGCTCGACGTAGGGCGCGCCGAAGGCCGAATCGACAAACATCATCGCGACCTGGTGCGTGGGCCGCTTGTCGCTCAGGATCTCGGTCAGCTTGCCCAGCATCACGCTGCGATCGCGCGTGTCCTCGCCCGAGATCCGGACGGCCGGGATCGCCCGGGCGTCCAGGCCGCGCCGGAACGCGATCACGTTCCAGGCGCCGGATCCGCCGCTGTCGCGCTTGTTGGAGCCTTCGCCGCCGCCATCGCTCCGGGCGCCCGGCAGGTTGAACATCCCGCCGCGGCCGGCGACGTCGAACCCACAAACCAGAGGATCGTCAGGAAAACTTGAGGCCGCGCGCTGCTGGGCCTGCCAGACCCGCTCCTGATCGATGTATTGCAGCTCGCCGGCGCGCGGCGCGATCCCGCGGACCCGGACCCGTACAAAGTCGGAGTCTTCCCCGTAATCGCGGATCCACTCCTCGAGCAGGGCCTTGTTAGTGAATCGCGCGGTACGGCTGTCAATGATTTTCTGCAGCCACCGGTCCCGCTCAGATCCGAAGACGATGCGGTGAAACTTGCCGGTGTTCCTGGTCGGGTTGCCCCACGCGAAGATCATCGGCTCACCATCAGTGAGCCCGCCCTCGGCCGCGTTCCAGATCTCGTCAGGGATGGCCGAGGCCTCGTCGAAGAGATACCAGGACGTCGATCGCGCGGCGTGCTGGCCGTGGAAGGCCTCGGAGTTCTCTCGCCTGCAGGTCTGCGCGGTGACAAACCAGGATTCCGGCGCCGCCTTGGCGAAGATCTTTTCCTGCCCCGCCACGAACCAGTGGCCGGTGATGCACATGCGCGTCCACTTCAGGATCGCCGGCCAGGTCTTGGTGGAAAGCTGCGCAAAGGTGTTGCTGGTGATCGTGCCCTGCGAATTCGGGCGGGTGGACATGATCCAGTTCGCCAGCCAGGCGCTTGTGGTGCTCTTCCCGATCCCGTGTCCGCTCGAGATGGCCTGGCGGATGGGCCCCACAGCGTTGAGGCCGTCGAAGCCGCGCTTCCGCACCTCTTCGCCGATCTCGCGCAGCAACTGACCTTGCCACTCGTCTGGCCCCGCGTAGTCCGCGAGCGGCGTCCGCGGTACTCCCCAAGGGTAGGCGAACATGACGAAGCGCAGCGGGTCGTTGGCGCACTGCGCCATCTCCTCGATCAGTTCCAGTTCCGCGTCAATCGCCGGGGTCATTTTTCAAAATCCAACCGGGTGCAATCGAACTTCGCGTATTCTTCCGCAGTGTCGGCGTCCATCTCGCTCGCGACTTCGTGCACCTGGAACCACGTCTCGCAGTCGTCGCCGTCTTCGTCCAGGCAGGGTGCCACCACGATGACGGGTAGCCCGTCGTCGAGCGGCTCAAGCAGTTTCTTGAGCTCTCCCACCGTCATGACTGCGGCTCCGCGGCACTGCCGCAGTTCCGCTTGAAGGTCCAGACATTCGGCGGATTGTCGTCGCTCTCTGCGCGGTAGATGTCCTTTTGCGGGTTGCCCTGGCGGCCGCGGCGCCCGTAATCCTCGCCGTAGCTGGTGAGCATGATTCGCATCAACTGCCCGTCTTTATGGCGCCAGACGAACACCGCATTCGGCGCCGCCACGAGTTGGCGCACACGTGCCGCATCAGCCATTTCGACTTTGCCGTATTGCGTGAATACGGGCACTTTTGCGGGCAGAAGTTGGGGCACAGCTTGACTGATGCAGGGGAATGCGGGCTATTTTAGAGAATCATTCGGCCCCGGCCCGGCGGGGGTGTGTCGCTATACTTTGGAAGTATCGTACCAGAAAGACGGGAGGCTGAGTATGGTTTCGCTACGTCTCGTGCTGATGCTGCTTGCCTTGATCTCATTGGTTTTGGCCGCCCTGAACGTGCCGAGTCCGCGCATTAACCTCATTGCTCTAGGACTCTCATTCTGGGTTCTGGCGCTGCTCGTGGCCTGACAACTGGGTTACAGTCAAAAAGAAAGCGGGCGCGTGGAACGCCCGCCCAAGGTTCGCAAATGTCAAATTCAAAACCAGCATACCGCAGTTCTGCGCCTGCGTCTGTTCGCCCGGCGCCTGAATTCATCAGCAAAGAAATCGCCGCCCAGCGGCTCGGTTTGAGCGTGCGCCGCGTGCTCGAACTCTCGGCGAACGGCGCCATGAGACGACGCCAGGTGACGGATCCCGTCACCAAGCGCCGGCAAACCGTCTTTTCTGCGGCCGAGGTTCACCGGGCGGTGATGGACGGCAAGCAGCGGCTGGTCGCTTACCGCGGAGGTGCGGGCGAAGTGGCCGCACTGCCGCCGGTCCAGGCGCTTCCCGCACCTTCGCCGGCGCCGGATCGCCCCTGGCTCACCGTGGACGAGGCCGCGGACTACTCGGGCCTGCCGGGCACTTACCTGCTGCGCATGATCGAGGAAAGGCGCCTCGGCGCGCTCGATGTCGGAGTGCGGCCCGGCGGCCGCTATCGCATCGCGCGGCGCGACGTCGATGCGATCAAAGCGCCTATACCACGCAAATGAGGGTATTACCCTAGCCGTCGTATGAAAAGGCACCGCGGATTGTGACGATGCCTATACGATTCTAAATCCGGGTAATACTCTGGTTGCGTCTAGTCATCTTTCCGAGCCCGAGTCTAAGAGCTGCCTCGAAAGAGGTGCTCCCGTCGAGAAGAGGCTGGCATGTACTCGTCGAGGGAAGACACGATTATGTGCTACCATCTTTTCGCTCGACTGATCCTCGGGCAAGTTGGAATCGGAGACGGTGGCCGGGCCTCTGCCAAACAGGGGCGTTCTAGCCGGCCACCTTTCCAACCCCTTCTAGAACAGGGGGAGATAAAACGACAAACCATCTCCAATCCGTCATAGGCTCTCAGCTACAGGCCGAGCAGCGCGCTGGCATTAGCCCGCCAGAGATCCGAGCGGCGGAAATAGCTTCGCAGCACCTGCATACTGCGGTGACCGGTCTGGCTCGCAATCACCAACTCTCCGACATTGGCCTCGCCGGCCGCGGTGCAAAATCCGGCGCGAAGACTGTGTGCCCCGTGTTGCACAGGATCGATTCCGATGAGCGTGAGCGCTCGCTTGACCAGGCGGCAGATGCTATCGCCATCCAACGGCACGCCCGGGTGACGGCGATCCATGCTGGGGAACAGGGGGCCGGGTCCGGCGCCGCGCACCCGCAGCCACGCCCGCACGACGCGCACCGGGCAAGTATCGGCATGGCGGCCGCGGGCAAGCCCGATGAATCTGCCTCGCCCTTCCTGGTCGCCCTTCTCTCGATCTATGGTGAGTATCACGCCCTCGCGCACAAATTCGATGTCTGCCAGTTTGAGGGCGCCGAGGTTGGAGCGGCGCAGCGCGCTCGCGAAACCCACCACCAGCAGAGCACGGTCCCGCAGTGCCCGCGGCGTGCCGATGCGCGCGAGTTTGGCCGACATGCGGCGCAGTTCGCGCACGCTGATCGGCCGCATTTGCCGTGGTTTCTCCCCGCTAAGGCGTTGGGCGCCACGAAGCAGCTCCTGGATGTCGTCGACGCCGGGAGACGGCAGCCCGCGCGCCACGTGTTCGTAGAAGATGGCGCATTTGCGCCGGCGTGCGGTCGTGATCTTCTTCCCCTGCGTGAGAAGGTCGGTCAGGTAAAGCGCCACGGTGTCGGCCGAGGCCGGCAGCGCATCAAGGCCGCGGCTCTTCGCCCAGGCGCAAAACATACGCCAATCGTACCCGTAGCCCAATACGGTGTTGCGTGCGACAACGCCCTTGCGCAGACGCAGTTGTTCGGCTTTGAGCATCTCCAGAGAGATCTCAATACTAGGATTAGTACAGGCCATTCCAGTTCCAAGAAAACTAGGGTGGTTAGGCCGGTTCAGGTGCTGATAACACCTGGATCGGCCGTTTTCGTCTCTACCAGTTTATTGGGCGTACACCGAGAATCGGGGCACGCAGAGTACTACCGGGAAGGGCGTCGAAGGTACTACCGCGGCGGGAAATGGGTCGGAAAATTTTATATTGTAATCGAACTCGAAGGAGTTCGCCTACGCCATAAAACTATGCCGCACCTTGGGAGATCGCCTCCCTTTTGCTTTTACCCGTCCCTGCGTACCTTCTGCCAAGAAATTCACGCAGTGGCGAGCCGTTTACAGGTTGGGAGAACGCTTCAAGGCTAAGTCCATCTTGCCATAGACCCGCCCAGTTTCCCATCCCCTCCAGGCAATGAATTTTCAGACGCTGGACGGAATTCCCCATGAAGAGTACAACGCAGGACTCTGTAGGAGCTGGACGATGAGCGTCAGCACCCCGCCACCCACATGCCACGAGTGTGGCAATGTCTTTAGCCTGACGGGAGTGAGAGGAAAGCCGAAGCCCTACACCATGACGGCCGAGGGGCCGTTGTGCCGCAACCGGCCGGAGTGCCGCGGCCGTGTGCTCTCGAAGATGTACGAAGCGCGCGGGCTGAAGCGATGGGGCCGCGAAACCCAGGAGCAGTTGCTGGCGGTTATGGACCTCCCTCCAAAAGACTGGGATCGGAACAAGAAATGGGAGTCGGTCCACCTTCCGCATGAGCGAGTGCTTGCGGCTATCAAGTTCTTCTCGACTTGCTGGCCGGTCTGCCTACTGTACGCGGTCCAGGTCGACGCCGACGGCGAGCCGATCAGGGAGTTCGGTAAATGGAAGCGGCACACCCACCGCTCACTGGCCGTCGTTCTGCACATGGAGCAGTCGCAGGTGACGCGCAGTATTTCCTGGCTGAAAGCCCGATTCCTCGTGATAGAGTTGGAAGATAGGCTCCACCCGGAGCTTTCGCCTAAGTTGTTGAATCTACAAGAGCGTGATGCGTGTAAACGCATCAACGATTTTAATGGAATCAATGACTTACGTGCTTTACCCCGCAAATCCTTAATGCTGCTGGCCGAAGCGAAGGCCGTTTTGCCGGTTGATGTGTATACGCGCATCAACGCCGTGGCTCTCGATGCGTGTACACGTCTCAACGCCGCGATCTCAGATGCGCGTACAGCGGCTTCCAAGGCGGTCTTTGATGCGTGTCAGGAGCATGCATCCTTATTGTCGAGACTTGGAGACTTAAATACTAAGAACGGGGGCAGCTCCCGCTCCCGTTCCGGAAATGGCTCACACACGCAGAACCGAGCTGGTGATGGGGATGGGGGATCACCGGTCAAGGAGCTGTACACGGACGAATTGATCGACGTCGACGACGACGAGTTTGAGCGGCGTATCGACGCATCGTGGGACGAGCATCACGCACGCCAGGACCGCGACGAAAGAAAGCGCGAAGGAAGTCGGCCGTCAGATCCTGATATTCCCCCTGACAAGTTACAAGCGGCGGGACTGGGGAAGGGCGCGATGGCGAAATTGCCCAGCCCGCGCCCCTCGATCGAAGACCAGCCCGCCCTGCTGGTAGCCCGCGAGTTGCAGATGGACGACGATGCCGCCTATCTGCTGGTAAGCCGCTGCCAAGCTGTCGAGCCCACCATCACCGGCCCCGAAATCGTCCACCTAACCAGGTCGAAGCTAGAACACGTGAAGGTGAAAATCCGGAACGGCAAAATCGATAACATTACGGGCTTTGTGATCGAGGCGGTTCCGAAGATGTGCAAAGGCGAACCGCTGAGACTGGCGCGAGAGTTACTGGAGGAAGAGCGGCAGGAACGCGCCCAGCGAATCGCCTACGCCCGCGAGGCGTGGCCGGAACTCAACGAGGAAGAGCGGGCCGACGTCCTGCAGAAGTACCCGGAACTGGCCGAATTAGGAACCCAGGCATGAGCGACTACTACGAACTGATCGGACAGACGGTGGTGCCCGTCGACGGCGGCGTGCTGGAGTGGGCGCAGAAACTCGAGGCGACAGACCCCCGCGTAGCGCACACCCGGGTGCTCGGCATGTGCGACGTGTCCACCATCTTCATCGGCCTGGATCACGCCTACGGCCGCGGCGGGCCGCCGCTGCTCTTCGAGACGATGGCCTTCTGGCCGGGCCGCGACGGCTACGAGCAGGAGCGCTGCTCGACCTGGCTGGAGGCGCAAGAGCAGCACGCCAGGATGTGCGGCGAGGTGGCGCGGCCGCGCGCCGTGCTTGCCTACGTCGGCCGATGCCTTCAGGACCGGTGGTATCAGGCGAAGCGGGATCTCGGCCGCCGCTGGCGCGAGATGCGCGGGGTCGAACTGAGCGAGCACGAAAAGCAACTGGATGCGATCGAGGACAGGATCTTCGACCGGGAGGACTGGTAATGCTGATGAGCCGCGACGAACACCTGGCCTGGTGCAAACGGAGGGCGCTCGAGTACCTTCCCGGCGATCCCCTCGAGGCGATGACCTCG